GGCGATGTCAAACTCTGCTAATTTTTGATCACGACTGTATCTTCTTCGGGGTCGTAGGCTTTCGTCTTTTCGGCGAGGGAGGGGATGAGGACGTTTATTGCGTGTTTGCAGTTTGGATGGAATAGACCGGCTTCCTCTGCATCTGCTACGGTGTCGTATCCTGGGGTTTTGCCTGTTGCGCTGAGTATCTTGCCTTCCCATACGGCACATTCTTCGTGATCTGAGTTGTGATCTGATACTTGTACGAGGTCGTAGTCGTTCTCGGCCATTCTGTTTATAAGCCCTCTATTTCGCGCTTCGACTGACTTGGTTCTAAAGAGCATATCGGCGTACCTGTCTAGGCTCCATGTCCGGCCTGATTTGTCTTTGATTGCTGCAAGGCCCTGTTCTTGTAGAGTGGCCTTGATTACTTTTGTAACTTCTTTTTTGCTTTGTTGGGCGGTTATACCTTCGACCATCTTTTGGGTTGTGGCTTCTCTGGTAGCTTTACCGAGTAGGGTGTTTGTGCTGCGGGATATGCCGGATAGGCTTTCTTCGAATAGTTGGGAGGTCTCGTCGACGAGTGTGGATATATAGAGCGTGTGGGCTTTACTCAGGCCCTTTGCTACTGCTACCTCGGCTCCGACGTTCTCTAGCTGCTTTACTGCGTCTTTCGTGCCGGATATATATTGATCGGTTATTTCCTTCTCGATGTATTTCTGTGTTGATATGCCAAGATTGGTCAGTATTTCATTAGCTTTTGCCAAAATCGCTTTACGATTAGCAACAGTAAATACGGCAACGCCAAGGATGAGCGCGTTGATTTCGTTGTGGGCTTTTTCATATTTTTTAGACAATAAAGCCAGATTGACCTCGTCCACGTCTACTTCATCTGGGTACATAATAGTTCATATTTTACATCATTTTCGGCTTCATGTCTTTTTGCTTTGGTTGTTCTGCTGGCTGTTTGTCTGGTGGCATATTAGGTGTGCCCAGGTTCATTTTTGGCACGGTTATCTTTGGTTGTTCAGCCTCTATTGCGTCGAGTTTCTTTTGGGCTGCTTTTTCGTCTATGTTGTCGAGTTCCATGATTGCGTCGACCTTGCTTTCAAGACCAGCATCAATCCGTGCGATTATATCGGCTTGCTGTTCAGCCACATCGATTGGTAGGCCGTCTTGCCAGACAATTTCAGGTTTGACTGGGGTACCTTTGAGGGCCACGCCGTCAATAGTAAGGTTGTTCTTTTGAGCGAATACCTGTGCGTTGTATACGATTTCTTTTAGTGCCTGATCGTAATAGAGGCGCTTACGTTGGACCTTTGCTATAGTTCTGAGCAGTTTCATTTTGAGCGCTTTGCCACTGTCTGATTTACCTTGTCCAAGGCCGAGGATGTCTGGTGAGATTTCGGCGGTGAGATAGAGGAAGTCGACGAGTTTTTCTATTTCTGTGAATGCGCTTTGTAGTGATGCGTCCCATACAATGTATTCGGGCTTTGCATTTTCGCCATCTGCAACTTCGATTACGCCGAGGGCTTTTTTATTTACGTTTCCTTTTTCGTCGAGAATGCCTGGTGGCACGCTCAAGATTGGATCGCCGTGTTTATCGAGAATATTATCGATCTTAGTCAGTCTGTTGTTGATGGCATAGAATAGTGACTCAAGGTCGCTGTAATCTGAGATGCCAAAGTATCTATCTCCTGTTTTAAAGTTGACCACATGGGTTATCAATAGATCGTCTATGTTGGTTAAGACTTCGGGTAGTAAAGTCATGCCCACTTCTGCAAACTTTACTTCTTTTTCTATCTTGTTTCCCTTGAGCAAATACAGCTTGTTGGTGATTTTGCCTGGTTCGTGCGTTTCGATTTGCAGATATGTTTCGTCTCCTTTGTTAAACGTCCATTTGAGGTCAATTGCCTTTGGTTCGGCGCGGACATTGCCATTGTCTACTCTAGGAAAGAAAATGCGTGGGCTTATATCCTCACAGATTACGGTGCTTTCATCGTCGCCTGCGTCGCGTTCTCCTGCTCTGAGTTTAAATACTGCGTCACCGAGATAACTACACGACAGCGCTGATTCGTAACACTGTATATCCATCTCATTTTCACGCCAGAATGAATCGACCCATGCCTGATCTCCACCTTCGAGTTTGATTGTGGGTGGTTCTGAGAATAGCATGTCAGCCATGATCTTGCTGAGAAGTCCGGCGAAGTTTACTGCTACGTATCTGAGGCGTGAATAGGCCCTATTGAATTGATCGCTGTCTATTTTGACTCTAAATGCCTCAAAATGTTTGCCCATAAAGAGCCGCTTGTAGTATTCGTAGTCGTCAAGACGAGACTTCTCTATATCGTTTGGAAATACGCCAACTGCTGCTGCTGGGGTCGGTGTTTGTGGGTTTAATGGTAGGGTTGGAGCTGCGGGATAGTTATCGGTAGACATATATACGTAATTATATCAACTTGAGGATCAGAAAGGTTTTGTTTCGAAGGCTCTTGCTGTGGGGCGGTTAAACTTTCGCATTTGTATTGCGATCATGCCGGCGAATAGAGCGTCGTCGTGTTTGCCGTCGGCGTGTTCTCGTTTGCCGTTGTCTTTGCGAACGAAAGTGTGCATGTCGTTTAGGGTGTGGGGTGAGTTGATTGTGAGATTGCCTTCGTCGAATAGGATCATGAAGTCGTCGATCATGACGTCGCGAGTTTTGCTGTTCGTGTTCCATCCGATTTTCTTTGTTCGCTTATTCGTTTTTTCGTCGATGCGGTTCTCGAAGTAGTAGTGATCGTATATTTTTGATAGAAACAGGATCGTGCTTAGCATGTTATTTTCGATGCCTACGAATGCTTTGTTATAAAATGTAGCTACTTCTGCGGTCTTTTCTGCGAGTTCATCGGGGCGGAGTTTACCGTAGAATTGGGCAACTTGAATTATCCCCTCGTCATCCCAGACGTCTATTACGCCGTTGTCGTTACCGCCTCCATCGGAGGGGTCGACGCCGATAACGTATTTTTTGCCTGGTTGTGGGTAGTGCCAGATGAGTAGGCCGGCGGGGGCTTGGATGGTTTGATCGGTTATTGTTGGTTGGGGTTTGGTTCGTTCGAGGCGTTCTGGGTCAAATACGTGGCCAGCACCTGATTGAAATGCCTCTAGGGGTGTAGATGGATATTCTTGCTTGAATAGTTGATCTCCGGTTAGTCCAAGGCCTTTTTGGGCCATCGCCAGGTCGCGCATTTTCCAACGTCGCCAGATGAGTTGGCCGTCAGATAGATCATGCGCTTGTTTAAGCTCGACTTCGATTGGGGTTGGGTCTGTGAGTATGCCGGGTAGGGTGTATTCTGGGTTTTGATGCCAGGCATAGAAGTATGCTTTATACTCTAACTCTTTCGGGTTTTGATTGTGTTGGGCGACCGTGTACGAATCGTAAAAGGCGTTAAAGCCGTTGCCGGTTGTTTCTTCACTGATTGAGCCGGTGATAGGTACGGCTTGCTTTGATCCTGCGATGAGTTCTTGTCTGTCTTGAATGTAGGCGCTTTCTGTTATGTGTAACTTTTGTACCGTGCCTGATCTGAGCTTGAGAGCCACGTAGATTGAGTTGTCGAGGGGGGTGCCGTTAAACATGCTTGTGAATTGGAGCATACGTACTGTATCAGTTTTTGTGACCGGTTTCAGTTGTTCGGGTAGGTTGATATATGCGCGTTTGACGATTGAGAAGATCATGTCAACGGCTTCTCGTTCATGGCCGAGGATGGCACAGCTCATGCCGGGGACCCAGAGGGCTTCGTCGAGGTAGTCGATGCAATAGAGCGTGGTAAATCCAAATTGCCTAGCTTTCAGTACTAGGTTGTAGCGGTGCGATCCCCGTTGGGATAGGTGGAGCAGTTGGGGATAGTTCGGTTTGAACGTCACTAGTTGGCCCTGTTTGTTCTTGATTTTGTACAGGTGCGTTAAGCGCCACCATTTGTTTTTCAGCCTCTTGTCCAAGTTGTCCATAGTCTGATTGTTCTATTGTATCAAGAAGATCGTTCACGTCACCGGGATATACTGTCAGTTTCTGTTGAGGCATACCGTCCATTCTGTTGGTTATCTCCTTGATTGCAGCAATGTCTCCATCTACAGCCATTCTTACAAGTTTTTTGACAATAAACTGCTTAGCCTGTGCGGTCATCTTACCGTCTTTGGTCGTCAGTTCCTCATCCACTGCTTCCTCAAATAGCTTTGCCCAATTCCAGCCACGCTTCGGCCTCCCACCTGGGTTGCCTGATTCTCCCTTTTTCCATCCGTAGTCTTTGATATTGGGATTTGACATTATTGTTATTTAGTTGTTATCAGTTTGAGCGAGCTGATAGGAATTGAACCTTCATGTCTTGAGTGGAACCCAAGCATTTTACCGTTAAATTAAGCTCGCAATTCATAAGTGAAAAAGTATTTTTCTTGTACCGGTGCTTTCGTGTAACTCTCCGGATAATTTGTTTTGCTTCCATATTTCGAATTCAGACTTCTGTTATGCACAATCTTACCGTCTTTGTCTAAGTAGTGACCTCCGTCACTTCTTCTTATGCCATGCTGTTTCCAGTTTCCCGCTTTGTAAATTATACCAAGGTGCCCTTGGTTGGTTAAATCAGCATAACTGTACACGGTCTTTATGCCTTCATTGCTCTTTCGAAGAAGCCTTAACGCAACAGATACAATCTGAGTAGTCGGTGTGACGTGCTTGTTGAGAGCAACACGAACCAGCTCGCAGCACTCTGTTAGTTTAAGACCCAACGACTGAGGCACGAATTGATTGGCTCCTCTGCCAAATAAAACAACTCCGATGAATGTGCCGTTTTCCCAAACTCCTATTTTAACGAGCTTTCCTGCAGGCATTGCTTTTGAATAATGCCAGTTCATAACCGCATACTTTGCAGCACCGTATGAACAATAATCAAGTTTAATACTCATAACCACATTTCGGACACTTGTCTTTTTCTTTTTCGTCCAACTGTGAGTTATTTTCTGTAGGAGCAAACATTTCAGACAAACCACTTGTCGGCAATGGGTCGCTTATATCAACTGTATAGGCTCCCCACTCTACGTCTGGAAAGTTTCCAATAAGATTAGCGAGTTGGTCGCCATCGTACTTTCCGGCCCGATCATTGTCGCTCAAGGCGTATTCTATTTTCTTTTCTTCAGTGTCGGCTTTGACTACTGAGACCCAAACTTGTTTTTCACCCAATTCTCTTAGTGCCTG